CCATTATATTGTCGAATACATTGCTTGGTGTAATTTGTTTTAAGAAATAATTAACAAAATTAGAATGTATTAGTAATGTTCCTTGAGCTAACTCTCTACCTTTTAATACTGCATCAAAATAAGTAGAACAATAACCATATGTAGGTTGAGGATTGTAATTAATGGAATAATTTACACCAACAATATCGATTGGGTCTTGTTGTGAACTTATTGTACTAGGTTCAAAATTAGAAATTACGGAAACTTTAACATTTGTTCCACAATAATAAGAGTAGTCAAACATAAATTATCCTTGATTATTTTCTGATTGATTTGTTTGTAGCTCTTCAGTTTGTTGTTGAACATTGTCGTTTATGTCAGTTTCTGTAAATTGAAACTCTTTGATATCTGAAGCTACAAATTGAAGCACAAATTCAGTTACCATATTGTTGACACTCATAACTATATTTTCTGAAATAAAATTAACATTATTTATTATTATTTCTCCATAGCCAGGAACTATTTGATTTCTATATTCAGATACAAACAATAATCTAATTTTCATTGGTGGTAAAACAGTACATAAGGGCATTCCTTTATTATTATTATTAAAATATCCTAATGACGTATTACTACCTAGATAATTTGCTCTATCGATTTCTTCTGAATCAAATGGTAAATAAAAATCTGTTTTATTTTTGCTTTTTGTTTTTCTATTTTTTAAAACACTTGCACTAGCAGTTGCTTGTTGTGCATTTTGATCATCGTTAGCTTCTGTTTGTGCTACTTGAGCTTCTAAATCTGCAGAGACTAAAGCTTGCAATGGATGTCCATTTACCGCAGTTAATATAATAGAACCACCAATTACTCTCATAGAAGATGTAAATCCTACAGGTGCTGCATGTCCCAATCTTCTAACTGGTGTTTTTTGCTCATGAATAGAAATAGATATTGTATTTACTGATTCTAATTTTACTTCGTTATCTGGACTAGCTTCAAACGAAATACTAACCAACGTATCACTACCAGAAAAAGAATATAAATATGGATTGATCTTTTTACTGTTATTAGGGGTTGTAGCACCAAAAGGATCTGGTCCGTTATTTGGATATTGTAGATAATTGTTTGGTTTACTAACTATACTCATTGTAACCTCAAAAATTGTTATATGATTTGAAATGAGTATAAATTTATAAATATATTATATCAAGCGATTATTTTACTGTTATTGTCCCGGGGTTGGTGGATTTCTTCCTTGCTTACCTACCTTTAGATCTGATCCTGGGAAAATACTATCAGTAGGAATTCCTCTCCAAGGTAGAATTGTTCTGCAAACATAAGTCATTTGATTTTCAACTACGATATCATCAATTGAGAAACCTGAACCTTCATTAAGAATTTCGCAACCATAAATACGCATTTGAGCAGATTGACCATATTCGTTAACAGCAACAATAGCAACGTCAAATGGAAGAATTTGATCAACATAAGCTACTGGCGCAATTCTCCAACCAGCACTCAAACTACTTACATCTACTGCAGCATTTAATGTTTTTCCATCCAATCTTGATACTGTAGAAGATGTACCTGTAAATTGAGTTAAATTCGCATCAATTCTATTGTCTCCATCTGTTCCTGCGGTTGTAACTACTGTATTGCCAGCCCCACCAGTAAGTACTTGACCAGTTATACCACCACTACTATCAGGTTTTATAGCGTTTGGTGAAGATTGAGAGCCAGGAGCGATAAATTCATCTGCATCTAAAACTGCAGTAGAACCCATAAAAGCATCACTGTGAAGAAAATGTTTATCTAACAAGATACTGATCATTGTACCTGCAATACCACGTTTACCACGAGAAAAGGAGATAGGATCTACTTTACCCATTACATAGATAGGTGCTTTTTCGCGTTGAATTGCATAAGAAATAGCTTGCATAGAACCAATTTGAGTACCATTAACTACAACTTTAATATCAACGCCACTATACGAAGTATAGGTTTTTGTTAAATCTAATGAACTAGACATATTATATTATCTCACTTTCTAATTAAAGATTTGCTGGAGGTTGTACGGCCATGTCAACTTGGATACTTTCAAGAGCAAATGGAGGAGTAAATCTCAATCTGATATTTACTTTCCCTGCTACTTGATCCAACTTGCTAGCATAAACTTGTGCACTTGGTGGAGGATTACCTTGAACCATATTCATACGAATTTCTGAAACTAAGTAACCATCAATTTCTGATTGCAAAGATTGCATTGCAGGACCAAATGTATTGCCGATATATTTAAGACCGATTTCTCTAACATTTCTTAATAATCGATTAGCTACTCGAATTGTAGAAAGTCTTGTAAAATCGCTAGTAGGAAGTGCTGCGGTTTTAATTGAACTAATAGATCTAGTCACTGCATCAACCATACAAATTCTACCAATAGCAAATGTATTTAACATTGCGGGTGTGAAGTTTGTAACGCCTTGAATATTTTGCAATGAACCATTATATGGGCCAATTGGTTCTCTATTTTCTGGTGAAGAGAAAATCTTTGCAGCAATTGTAGATGCAAGACTTAAACCAGAAACAGTAATGATACTAGAGCTATTAACAGGAATACCAGCAACTGAATTTTGGTTACCTTGAAGATCAACACTAACATTTGCATTAGCGCCAACAACAATTAAGTTTCTACCAATATCAATTGGATAGCCACCTGCATCTAAAGCTTCATCGGTATCATCAATGCCGTAAGGTTCTGCATCAGGAAGTGATGCACCAGTTGTTAAAATAAAACCACCATAAGCAGATTTATTTCTATAATTAGTAGAACCATACAAGAACTTATTTCCAAAAACGCCACTACCATTAGTCTTAACTCTAACAGTTTGACTTGCATCAATTTCAAATGTAGGAGGTGTACCAGCCCAAATTTGTGGAGCTAAACCAAGTTCACTTGCAGAAGCTAAACCAACTACAGCAATAGTAGCATTGTAAATTGCAGAAGCTTTGTAAGCTAATTGAGCAGCTTGATGTGCAAGATTAACTTCTCTGATTTGTGAATTTGAAATAATTACTGTAGGAGCATTACCTACTAAAGCAGGCAATGTCAAAATCTTTTGCATAACTTCTTCAGGTACATATGCACCAGTTAAATCAAATGGAGTCTGAATAAATGGATCTGAAATAATACTAGATTCATTTGCAGAAATGGCATTGCTCAAATCAAAAGTACCAGAAACTTTAGATGCTCTAAATGGAATTGCAACTTCAGCAACACCAGTCAAAATAGAACCACTAAGTAGCTTTACATTACAGAAAGGTGTAGCAATAGTTACATCAGAAGCCAAAGCAACATTAAAAGCAGTAGTTAAATCAATATGGCATTCAATCTTACCTTTGTAATTGAAGAACCATTCTGAACAAGAATTAGCAGCTTGACTTTCATGGAAGTGAAATTCTACTAGATTTAAAAGATCACCTAAGGATCTTTGATTTTCACTTGTTAAAATGAATTGTAACCAATTCTGTGGAACTACATTTGTATCTTTAACAGGATAAACATATGGTGTATTTAATACTTGAACATTAGATGCACTAACTGCAGATTTTCTACCAAACATAAATACATATGGTTTACCTTGATACATTACTTTAAACATATAACCAAGTGATTTTCTATCATAGAAATATGCATCGGCTTTTAATGGATCAATAGCACTAATATCAGAACCCATAATGTTAGCATGCCATTTTGGTGCAACAAAAATACTAGAAGTAAATTGATGTAGCTTTTCAGACAACAATTCACCAGCTGCATAAAGCTTATTATATGAAGCTTCATTCGCACCAGAGATAGGGGAAATCTTTGGAATTGAATAACTTGCACCAATAGAAGCACCAGTTGAAGTTTTTGAATTAGAAGAAAATGCAAAAACATCACCTTTAACTAAACCAGCCAAGGTTGGCATATTAGCTAAAAGAGTAGAATCAAAAACTAAATCTAAAAGATTTTGACAAGTTACTGATCCAAAAGTTGTATTGTCGCTTGAGTATACAGATGGAGTATAAAGAATATTTTGAATACCAAAATCATTGTTAATTGAAACTTCAAAATCATTTACATTTTGAGTTAAAATTGATTCGCTATCAAAAAGTGCATTATTGTTTTCGTCAATAAGAATTACACGTTGACGAACAATGCCAACTGATTCAAATGGCAAAAGAATTAATTTAGCTTTGCTAAAGAAACCATCTTCACGACGTAAGCAAGAAACACGAAGGATTTCTTCTTTTTCGTAGCTACCAGTTACATCTTTTGTAACTAACAAATGACCTTCGGTACCACCAACTTTGATTGCACCAACACTACCTGAACCACCAATCATTTGCTTAACTTGGCTTAGATTGTGAATTAAATCACTTGAACCAAATTGAGTAGTTAGAATATTTGTACCATCATCACCAAATACATTGTATGAAGGACCTTTACTTGCAGTCCCGATAACAACAATGTTTGGAGAATTTGTTGGTGCCAATGCACTTAGAATACCATCTCTAAATGACGCTCTAACTCCAGGCAAATTAGAATAAAAATTTTGATAAGCCATAAGGGCCTCCTTATCTCGTTATAGTACTTTGAACTAGGATTTCTCTTAAAATAGATTCAGCTTTACTTTCAAATTCACGAAAACGCAAGAAGAAATGCAATTGACGATAAAACAATCTTTGATTACCTACAGTCATGTAGGTATCTGTTTTTCTATCTTTCCAAAAGAATCTTTCTGCGCCGTTAATTTCAAAAACAAAACTATTGTTTACTAAAATCTTTTCTAACCAATATGCACGTTCATTTGCAAGTTTGTTGGTCTTTCCCCAACAACAAAATTCAATAACGTGATCTACTGGTCTAGATTCTACTGTAATTACTTTATTTGGTTCATACGGACTATGAACAGAATAGGAATAATTACTTTTTCTTTGAGGTCTACCTGTTCCTTTTGCATCCATCTTGCCAGGCTCTCTAGAGATTACTTTCCAAGTAATAACTTCATCACCGTACTGATCAAATGGTTCTGGAGGATATTCCTCGGTTAAGGTAATAAATTTCTTTTTACCTTCTCTTTCCTCGACATCTTTAATTAGATTTCTAGCAGTATCAACAAAGCTATCTATTGTCATTGCATATGAGTTTGGTAAATATTTACTTATATCAAATTCATATGGATTAAAAGTGTCGATAGATGTGGATAGTTGATTAATCAACTCGCCATCTTGATTAATAAATTCTATTTGAATGTCTTTAATTTTTTCTAGTATTTGTTTGTCGTAACTAAAATCAATCATCTATCATTTAACCTTATTGCTTGTTCTTCTCGACAATGAATCGCTAAGTATTCTAAGCGACCATTATCTGATCTGAATTTTTGTATTGTTTCTGGTTTATAAATAACGTCTCTAACGTATGGTATGGTTGGAACTCCCTCAATGTCAAGCAATAACTCTATAATCTTATCTTTATATGATATTTCAGTATCATATCTAAAATAAAATGTTTTATAATCAGTTCTTATAGAACCAGCACCTATACGTTTCCATCTAGATGCAAAGGAATCCCCACCTTGCATAATTGAATAACATTCAGCAAATTTTTCATCCCAAATAAATCCTTCACCTTGACAGTAAGGACATTGAGTTTCAGTATTTGGTTCGTTTGTTATTGGATTTAAACATTTACATTTAATAATTTGATTAGCTTCATCTCGACGAGCTTTTCTAATTAAAACTTTATGAGCATGTTTAATGCCGCCAGATTTACCTAATATAAAATCATCAAAAGCTCTTCTTAGATCTTTCTCTCTAGAAATACTATGAAAGGTACGTTTCATCTTCGTCCTCCATTACCAACACGAGTCGTAGTAAAATAGTATTGATTCCAACGAGTAAATCCTGACTTGTATTTATCTTCTCCTGGTTTCTTGTATTTACTGTTGACTGTAGGTTGATCGAAGTATTCACCCCAAGGATCTTGCCATTGTCTAGATACAGCAAGATAATCTGGTCGTTTAGATCCACGTTGAGCAAATGTAGGATCTAATGATTGACCAAGAGTAATAGAACCACCAGCATTTAGTATTCTTAACCATTCATCCCTTTGCTCTTTATATTCTTTAAGAAGGTCTTTAATATCAAGATCCAAGTCTGAGTTCTGTACCGATAAGTCGCCCAATGTTTTATGGGTCTTACTATTAGAACCATAGGAACCAACAGGCATTGTAAACAAGCTAATAGCAGCATCGAATAAAACAAATCTAGTTCTTGCATAATAATATCTTTCACCAACTGGTTTCTTGCATGTAAGTTCATCTGCTTTTACAGATGACCAATGTATAGCTAAAGCTAGAGTTTCTTCTGGAACATCATTTAACCAAGATCCGCATTCTACTCTTAATATTTCAATTGGAGCATAGAATGGATTCATTTCGGTTAAAAAATAATGTGGTTCCAAATCTCCTATAACTTCGCCATCCAAAGACATTATATTGGGAGATATTTCTATTTCTATTAGTCTATTAAATTCTAAAGGTAATCTATCGGCAGATAATATATTGTTATCTAAAACTTCAAAGGAATGATTAACTGTATAATCTTTACCTAATAAGTTATACGTCCAAGTCTCTAAATAAATACCAGGAACAGTAGATACAAAATCTACATAATAAAAACCAACATCAGCTTTAATTATAGCTAATGGATCAATAATAGTATCAACTGCGTTTGGATCTGATATTGTTAAATTAATAGTTGTAGGGTCGACTGCTCTATTGAAAGAATCTTTTAAGATTACTTTTAAACGAATTGATTCGCCAAGATTTATTGGATTTCTAGTAGGCATATCGACTCCTTAAACTTCTATTATAATTTTATTATCTTCAACAGATAAAATTTTAAAAACTTCATATTCTCTATTATTGATACCTTTTTTAGATTGATAAAATCCACTAACAGGAAATGATTTTATTTTAATATTCTGTTGAGTTACCGTAGTAGGATCGATTGCTTTTGAAAAAGTAATAACAAAATATTTCGTATCAATCGGAACATTTACTTCTGATTGATAAGGTTCAATTGATAATATTTCAAATCGATTTGCATCAACCGGTCTAACTCTAGTAGGTATATTGATATCTATTTCTGATGTTGATGTTAATGAATAATCAGCTTCAGTATATACTCCAGAATTGCCAGTACTAAAATTAATAATATAAGAGTTTGTAAGATTAGATCTTTGATAGCATTTAAATTGATATATTTCGCCAACAGTATATTCGCTTTCTTCAAAACGAATTACTAAGCCACGATCTAAAGAACGCCATCTACTTGTACATTTTAATAATCTTGCACCACTATTACTAGGTATAGCTTCGTTTGAAAACCACCATACATATTGAGCTTCACTACCAATTCCAGATTTAACTATTTTGCAATTTAAAGTTACATCATTTGATTGATTATAAGTACCTTTTATCTTGACTCTCTTTGTAAGATTACCATCGATTGAACAAGTATAATTTGTTCTTTCACTTACACAGTTTTTAGTTGCTATACTGTTTGGTAATGTATTTGCGCCGATTATATGTAACTTATAATTAACATTTAAAGCTAATACTTTTTCAGGTGTTATAACTGCAATAGTATATAAACCAACTACTCTATCTATATCAACTACATCAGTTAATTCAGAATTCGTAATAGGATTAAAATATCTTAGCTCTACATCAAATTTAACAAATCCAGAATAACCTGGACTTCTTAAATAATTTTCATTTGGATTATTTTTCATCCAAACTGCATTGTCAGGTCCACTACTAAAATCGTAATCTGGTCCAGTTAATATGCACGAATCCTTAATAGATTGTATATCAACTTCTTTATCAAAGAATAATGCAATTGAAGATCCAATAGGAACATTCACTTCACTGTTCTGTGGGTAACTCAGATTTGTTATTAGATTTATTGGCATTTATCAAATCCTTTATATTAACTTCTATAAAATCGTCTTCTACTTTAGAAGTATATGGATTGGTTGGATCATAATTAAAGTCATCTTCATATTCTTGTTCTTCTTTTTTATCTTTAAACCAGCTCATATCATTTCCTATCTTTGAAATAAAAAAGGGAAGTATTTCTACTTCCCTTAATTTACGTTATGAGCTTTTCTGAGTCAAACAATATTTTTACATATTGCTCTTAACATCAGCTTCAGTAACAAGATCAATATCACCAAGAGCCTTGATGGTACCATCCCAATGTTGTTCAGCTCTCTTAACATTCTTGAATACGCCAACACCTTGACCTTCGTGAGCAACAGCAAAACCATAACGTTCACGAATCTTGATCTTTACAGTTTCGGTGTTTTCATCACGCCATTCAACGGTTGTAGGATCTTCATCAACAAGGTGATAACCAATGTTGCCAGAAGAAAGCAAGAAGATATCCCCTGTTTCTGTTTCTGGATCATATGGACACAAAGGAGAAACAAGGATCTTGAAGTTGAATGGGAAGTAAGAAGGAAGATTTGGTGCAGATGTAGCAAGTTGTGAGCGTTGACTTACTGAAGTAATTTGTTCAGAAGTAGAACCTCCAGCAGTACCAATACCACGACCATTTACAATCTTAGTACCATTACTTGGACCCATTGCTCCCATTTGACCATTGCTGTAAGGAGTAAGAACGCCAGGTGCACCACTATAAGCATTGAACCAAGCACCCCCACCGTGCATCAACATCATTTGACGAAGGATAGGATCTTGAATAAATGAGTAATAGAATAAAGGATGCATAAGCAAAGTATCAGCACTAAAGCCTTCTTCTGCCATATGAGCCATACCACGCATGAGATTGTCCATAGTCATAGAACCATTTGCACTAAGCTTATTGCCAGCAGCAAGACCACGACCAGTAGTAACACCATAGATTGAGTGAGATGGATTGATATTGTCAAAAAGAGTAGTACCAAGTTGCTTCAAGAAGCCAACAGCTTTTTGTTCTTTGTGACGTACGAGTGCATTACCCATCAATTGAAGGTTCTTTGCCATAATATCAAATGTAGAATATCTCAATGCTTCGTCGGTGAAAGAAGCAGCGATACCGCTCTTACCAATGTAAGCAGTAGAAACAGCACCACCCATTTGGAAGTTAACTTCTGGATAGGTACCAAGTTCTTGAACATCAGCAGCATAAACAGCACCCATAGCACCCATTAGAATTTGAGTGTTAAGACCTTGTGCTTGAATACGAGTAAATAAAGGAGTAATGATCGCATTTGGTTCAACTGGTTCACGAATCAAGATTTCCATAGATGTTTGAAGCAATGGAGTAATTTCAGAAGCACGAACCATATCTTTATTTTTAGGAGAAATGGTTTCGGCAAAAGCAGCCCAGCTAATCTTTTCTTCTCTATCTGGTAATTGACCACGATTAAGAATAACATCTGCTAAATAACGTGCAGCAGCTTTTTGATTGTCAGGAAGTACGATACTTGTACCGTCAATTAATTTAAAATTTGGCATTTATAATTCTCCTATATATTATACGATCTTAACGTTGATAACAGCAATTTGATCAGCAACCTTTTCTTTAGAAAGGGTAATCAAGTCACTAAAGCCTCTAGTTGCAGAACCAGGCATCTTGGAAGATGCATCAAATTCTTCACCTTGGAATGCGGTGCGTACTCTTTCAAGAAGATCACGAGGTTCTTTTTGAATTGCAAGAAGACGACCAACAATACCACCATTAACAAATGCATCTGCAAGTTCTGAATTAGCCATAACTTGGAAATTACTATTTGCATCAAATGTAAGGTAATCGCCAGGACGACCAGCACCAACAAAGTGAATCATTCTTTCTGTAGAAGATACTGCATTTGTATAAACAAAATAATCTACAGTAGCAGCAGCAAATTGAGCAGGAAGAGCTAAACCAGCACCAGCAGCACTATAGAATACAAATGTTGCAGCATCTACATCCAAGAACCAATCGCCTTCTTTAGCAAGTAATTCAACGCCAGATCTTTCACGTACAGTACCTGCAATACCAGCCCAACTTAAAGGTGTGCGTGTGGTATTGTTTGCCATTTGGTGTGGCAAATCAACTTGAACTGCAACTAATTCAGAAACTGGAAGACCAGCATAACGAGCCTTAGCAGCAAGTTGAGCACCAGTAATTACTGAAGCACCTGCAAAATTAAAACTACCACCAGCTACAGCTACGTGAGGAACCTTCATTTGAATGTCGGTAAAGAATTGAATTAGATGTTGTTTTTGATAATTTGTAAAATGTAACTTACCAGGTTCGCCGGCCCATACAAATACATCATAAGCTAAAACACCAACTGGTGAAGAAATACATTCAGATACTGCATCTTTAAAATCTTGAAGACCAGCAGCAACAAATGCAGGATGATCTTCAGCAATAAATCCATGATCTCTAAGTGCAATTACAAAATCTTCTAAAGTAACTGTACCCATGTCAGCTTCTACTACAAACTTACCGGTACGAATATCAACTACACGAGCAGCAACATCCATTTCGCCATACTTAATAATTTCTGCACCAATGTTAGCTGCAGAAGAAGCACGTGCTAAAAGACCGGAAGGAACAATTCTACCATCAGCAAAAAAGCTAACGATTTTACCTGAACTCATTACGAAATAATCTTTAGATCTAGTATTCTGCCAAATAACAGGTAGCCAATCAGCAGGCTTCCATTCCCCAGCGGGAACTGAAACTTCTTTTTGAACTACGTTATTAGGGGTGATTTGATCCATCAAATCGCTACGAGTTTTGAAACGGGTTTGAAATCTATCAATACTCATTTTTATCTCCTATGTTATATTAATTATTAATTTTTTCTGGATGAAAGCCTCTAGGTAAATATGGTAACTTTTGGAATAAATAAGCTTCTGCATTATCAATACCGTAAGTTTCTTTAATTTGAAAATACTGATCAACTACATTTTGTTCAAATTCTGGTAATTTGTTTTTCTTAGCGATAGTATTTACATTCTCAGCATCTACATGTGTTGAAGGATTTTCAACTTTTTTATTCAAAAAATCTACTTTTTTATCTTCAATAATATTTTCTTCAGTAACGACGCTATTATTTGTTTGGTTAACAACGTTATTTTCATCGCTATTCTGAAGAACTGCTGAATCACTAGTAGATGTTATATTCTGTTTGGAAATATAATCAAGTACTTCTGAAAGTTTTTCTTTAAGTTTTTCAATTTCTTTAATTGCATTGTCATAGTCTAGCTTTAATTGTTGTAAATTTAATTCGTCTTCAGACTTATCACATTCCATAATTTTAGCTTTACGAGCAACGCAACCGAGTACAGATTTCTTTTGAGATTCAGATAATTTACTTTGACCAATCAATCTTCTTGCAGCAGTTACATGTGCGCAATCAGGAATTGGGAAAGATTTATCTGGTCCGCAAAATACATCATCAGGAAGTCTATTTCTAGCTTCTGCTGATAAAGCTTTGTCTTCTTGTAGCATCAATGCGTTTAATGCTAGATCTAACATGAACCAGTCAATATTATCTGCATCTTCAAAAGAGTCATCATGAGCTTTCTGCTTTTCTTGTGTTGGCTCACTTACTGGTTCCAACAAATCGTCATCATTATCGTTTTCCATATTAAAATCCTTTTTATTTGTTGTTGATTTATTATTTAATCTTTTTGCATCTTCTTCTAGTGTATCATTATTTGCTTCAGAGATTTTGATTGCCCAATCGATACCAGAAGTACCACCCCAACCCAACCATGCAACGTATCCACGATCTTTCCATGGTTCAGATTTAAATTTAGGATCTACTGTTGCATTTTTTCTATGACGATTAAACATTGCCATACGTTTTACTGTAGATAAACCAATTTCTGATTTAGTTGCAAGTTGTCTAGCGCGCGCCCAACCTACAGCAGTCATTCCTTTTACTTCGGAACCATGCTTTTCTTTCCAATCAAGAACTTGTTGAGCATTACCTTTAGCACCTGAAGGAACTTTAAATGTTTTTTCATCTAAATTTTCTACTTCTTCATTGGTTTTTTCGTCTTCTTCGGTTTCGTTGGTTTCTTGGGTACTAGTGGGTACGGAAGTACTGCTGGTTGCTTGAACATTTTCTGAGTCCTTATTAAATAGATATTGAGTGTTATATACTTCTATAGGAGAATTATCTTCTAGTTTGTTTGTTTCTTCTAGTGAATCTGCGCGATGAATTGATATCACTTGTGAAAGAGTATCAGCAGGCGTAGTCACTACTGAGCCTTCAACAACTTCAAAATCACCACAAACAAATACACAAGTTTCGCCATCATAATCTCTACCATGGCTGTGTTCACAAGGTCCACTTAAAGCCCAATCTTCGTTACAAATAGAACAAACATGTCTATTAGTAGAAGATCCAGCACTAAAGGTTAAATATCTACCATCAAGGAATTTTTCAATTGCATCTTTGTCGGTAATATTAGCTTGAACTCTCATACGTCCAAGACCTGTCCAGTCTTTATTTTTAAGTAAACCAAATTGCTTTAATGATTTATACATGTATTCTGGTTCATCTGAATCAAAAGCATGACGCAAGGAATTGAATGCAGATAAATCATTTTTTAAAATAGACATATATTCTGATTCTAGATCTTGCCATTCTCCGCCAATAAATCTACCAATAGGGTCGGTTGATTGATCATGATGTCTAATGATTGGTTTATTGTATGGGTTTGTTAAACTAGCAATGCCTTTTTGTTGGCCTTTTACAGAATAGATTCTGTTGTTAATTCTTCTACCACTATGTGATAAATCGTAAGTAATTACTAAACCCTTACCAGTAGTATTTGCAGAAGTAATTAAATTATCAATTGTTTTAATTTTTTCACGTTTAGTTAGTTTTGATACTTTTTGACTTGGATCAAAAGTAACAAAATCAGTAAACTTAATTATGTTATTTGACATTAGAAACCTCTTGTTTATATTTTTGAATTATACTTTCAACGCTTTCATCAGAGTATAATAAACTATTAATTGTGTTATTAATCAAGTCATTTTTATCGTGTGTTAATTTTGGAGCAGTTCTAATACCATTTTGATTAGCTGGTCTTGAAATATTAGCAGATAAATTAGGTGCTTTATTATTGCTAGGTTCGCCTTTGGGACCTGTTTTATTCTTTTTTATTTCTTCAGCAGCAGCTTTATTATTTTGCTCTTTAGTAATTGCAGAAGTTTTTGATTCTGCTAAAGCTTGAGCAGGAGCTGACATTGGTATTGCACCAGCTATTTTTAACATAGCTAATGGTTCTTCATATAATGTAAAGTATGTATTTTCACGTTCTGTTTCATCTAATGGTTTTTCACCAAGTCGTTTTCTTGCTTCATTTTCAGTAATTAATTTATTCAACCACAATTGAATAGTTTGATTTTCTAATTTAGATTTTTCTTCTTTATCTACTGTTCCAAATTTAATTTCTACTTTTTTATCTGGATCAATGATTGCATCTCCATATCCGCCCTCTATTAAAAGTTCATTAATAACATAAGTATCAATAAAAATCTTAATTGCATTTTGTAACGCTTCAATATCTTGAATTGCTGATTTTGATAAAGAAGATGCAGTAGAGCTATTTGCTGAATCT